ATCCACGCTCATCAATCGCTGGTAAGTATGGTATCACACTTGCTAACTGTGTTGGTATCGTTGATAGTGACTACTATAATAACCCAGATAACGAAGGTCATATCCAAGTATTACTAAAGAATACAAGTGATGGCGACTATGTTGTTAAAAAGGGTGATAGAATTGCCCAAGCAATCTTTCAAAAATTCTATGTTACAGAAAACGACAAACCAAGAAGTACACGCACAGGCGGATTTGGAAGCACAGGGAAATAAAATGCAATCAATAAAAGAACTATTAGAAATATTAGAAAAACCTAAAGTTTGTGAACATACACACCTCGCTGGTATTCTCATTCAACTACGAACAGTAGGATATACTCACGTAAAGTACCTTGAGTATAGTTACGTTCTATTCACTGGTCCTCATATTCAGGATTTAAAAGTAGAATTACCAAGTGCTATTAGTGCTAATCTATACGCTGTATTAGGTCCGACAACTAAAGCTATTGACGAAGTACTAGAAAGCAAGTACTTTAAAATAGGTGAAGCTATCTATCAAGAGAATATCAAGCAAAATCATGAGAATGGCTATCTCATTAAACATAAACCAAATGTGCTAAATGCACGTATCTCCAAACATGGTGGTGAATACATCGCCACCTTGAATGGGGTTATTAAAACAAATCCAGGCGACTGGATTATTACTGGGGTTAATGGAGAACAATATCCATGTGACCCAGAGATATTTAAAGAGCTTTATGATATAGTAGAGCAGGAGGTTTAATGGTTCATTATTTCGTAGTTGACTACGGTAATACTGGAGACCTCTATAATATCGGTGTATTGGGTGATGATAAAGACCTAATTAAAGAATACTTAATGAAAGAGTCACGTAATGTGCGTTATTTAAAATCATGTGAAAGAAAAAATAAAAAAGGTAAAGACATTGGGGTAGGTATTATCATTAGTTGTAAGTATCTACCTAAATGCCCAAAAGGAATAGCACCAGATGAACGAGGTACTGTCCTATGAAAGAGTCAATGATACAAGAAGCTATCACCTTGTTTGAACACTTAGGTGATAAAGCATTAGAAGAAATCAACTTTGCTATGAAGTCATGGGAATACACTAATTCCGTAAATGAATACCGCAAGGTTGATAAACTATCCAAACTCTTTTTAGAAAGGTTTGGTAAATCTCCAGAAGAGATTTATATTAAAAAAGAAGAGCATCTAATGCTCCTTCATTTCGCTTTATGGCTTAAATCATACCTCTCATCGTCCAACAAAATGAGTTGGGAAATTTGGAGAGATAGTGTAATTTTCGGTATGAGTACACAGGAGATTATGGATAAGTATAATATCAAAAATAATCAGATTGTGTATAAAAGAAGAAAGAAAATCTACCAAGACATAAAGACAGCATTGCCGTTATATTACGAGCAATACTTGGACTTAGAAGAGTATATGAAAGGCTAGGTATATGACAATAAAAGCATTAGAGGCTACATATAAACCACATATTATCACGTGCCGATTAAATACAGACTATGCACAGTTGGCTGTATTATCTGACGTGCACGAAGGCTTAAACAACAGAGCCTATCTCAAACAAACTGTAGATAATTTGTTAAAACTTGGACCTAACTGTAAAGTTATTCTAGGTGGTGATAGCACTAATACAACGACTAAACATTCAAAAGGTAGCGTACTAGAAGAGTCCTTAGTTGGTGACGAGCAGGTTTACGCATTGGTTGAAGATATTCGTCCTTTATATGAAAGTGGTCAGCTATTAGGTGTTATCGGTGGTAATCATGGTGCAAGAGCTTATAACGACGCCTACATCAGCGTAGAGCAAATGCTCTGTGCTTTACTAGGTGACCGTAGTTTATACAAAGGTGAGTTTGGTTTAGTTTATTTCAACGTAAATAAGAACTGTTACATTCACCATATCCTCCACAAAAATCGGAGAACGAAAAACTATTATGATTACTTTAACGCAGATGTAACGTGGTTTGAACATTTCCACGAACCAAGTGCTACACCTAAGATTGCTATCGAACATAACAAATACACAAAGAAACCTATAGTTAAAGAAGTTTGGGAACTTAGACAAGCATCATTCCAAACATATCCAAGCTATCTTAAAGCTAGTGGTATTCGTCCTAGTTTAAGTGGCTTCTGGATTGCAGAAATGACTGGCAATGAGAAACAGAAAAAAGTAACTCCTTTCATGGGCGATACTTATTTTGATTTGAGAGGCAGGGGATTAAATGTTAGTAAATGATATGTTCCTTGATTTAGGGTTTGGTTATAAGGTAGCCATGAAAGAAATCTTTGCTATCATGCCAATGGACGTATCAAGCTCTAAAGAGTTGTTCCGTCGATACTTCCGTGATGGTAAAGTATTACGGGCTACTAAAGGTAGAAAAGCACACTCCTATTTACTCCTAAATAATGGTATGGTGTTTGCTTCTGCATACACAACAGATGAACTCACAGAACGTGTATGGGAACTCAAACGTATAGCAAGGGCTATCGACTATGCCGAAGTATAAACCAGGGCGACGTAAAGCTCGCCCACTCACCCATAAACAGCATGTATATGTACAGGCTAAAATTCTTACTGGAAGTAAAAGGGAGGCTTTAAAGGTGGCTGGCTATACTGAACGTGGTAACAATGTAGAGGAAAGTCGAGCGGTGCAAAAAGCACTAGAGGATTACAGACGTAAGATGGATAAGAAATTCATGGATAAGGCAGATAAGGTAACTAATATGCTCCTTGAATTAATTGAAAGTCCAGATACTCCTGCAAGTGCTAAAGTAACTGCTATTAAAGATTGGTTAGATAGAGCTGGTCTTAAACCTGTTGATAAACAAGAGATTGAAGAAAAACGCTCCATTGATACAACAAGTAAATTAAGTAGAGACTTAATCAATAAACTAAATATGTTACCAGAAAAAGAAAAAGGCGAGGAATAAAACCCT